TCTCTTAAAAGATGACAGAATATGGAAAGTATTGAAAATAAACTCTCCGGAGTATATTAATAGATATTTCTCAAAAGCTGGATTCAAGCGTGCGAAAGGTAAGTTTCGCAAATTAATCAGAGGAGAGAAAGCGACTGCGCGGACAGCATGGATTTCTGAAAGTGATGAAGACATCATATTTAAGTTGAGAAAGTTAATATTCTCTCAACCTTTGCCTATAGGGCAGAAGGAAAAAGAGCTAGATGCGTTTAGGAAATGGGGACCTCAAGGTGGCAATTTAAAACTTGAGGATCTAATAACAGATATACTGGATTATTATGATCCGATTGATTACAAAATATCTGAAACAGTAGAAAATGCTATTGTTAGTAAAGTACATACGCGATTTGATCGTGCATTAGAGCTTGCTGGCTTGAATGAGGAGCAACGTGTAGTAGAACGTGTCTCTTTAACTGCATCACTATCTGAAACAATTTCAAAGGGAAAGATGACAGCGTCATCTGGAACTCCTGAAGACTTGCCGCGGAAAAGTAAGAAAGCTATTAAAGCTGGCCTTTATTGGGCAGCCAAAAACATTATCAATTTTCCAAATATGGTCGGAAGCACTTTGCGGAAGCTTAAAGCAAGATTATATTGGAAACCTTCTTTTGCACAAAACTTAGATGAAGGGAGACTTCATATACCTTTAGTGCGCCTTTTGCGTAAGACTGGATTAGCTTGTTTTCAAGCAATGGAGAATCTTGAATTTATAGGTGCCTCATTAACAAAATTCTGGGGCCCGCTAGAAGTAGCAGGATCATTTGACTATAAGAAAATGGATACACGAACAGGTTTGGATGCAATGCGTGTTGTCTATAAAATCTTAAAACGTTATTTGAAACCTGAAGATCATGTATTTCTAAAGAAGAGTCTTGACAATGCAGTAACAGTAGATTTATTAATCACTGAATTCCTGAGATTATCAGGATCACATGGACTGGGATCTGGTAGTAGATGGACCAACTTTGCAGAAGTTATTTACAATTTGTATATAGTGGAATATCTTAAATACCATACTTATCTACCAATGAATGGGAATAAACATGACTTAATACCATTTAAATATGATCCTCAAATAAAATTTAAATTTGTAAGTTACATTAATGGTGATGATTTAAAATTGATATTCACCAGTTCTCGAGAAGATGGTATTCCGAGTGCTCATAATAAATTCTATTTTAATGATGGAAATATGACGGGTTACTTTGAAATAGCGGAAATATTTAAACATGTTGCCGAACTTGCAGGTGAAGTGGTACAACTAGAAAAGCAGGAAATAGCTTTAAATTCATCAACTTTCTGCCAGTACCATTATTTTAAACACAGTAGGAAGACAATAGAATATATTAATGCTGAGAATGAAATATGTAATACCAGTATCTTTAACAGCATATACTTAATTGCACCTGCGGCTAACTCTATTATTAATAGACAGTGGCCTATCGCTAAAGTGTGGACTTGGACTGATGAAACTATCAGAACTATTATGATACTTGAAAAGTGCAAAGATAATGCGTTATGGAAGCCTTTAGTTAACTTATTCATCAAAATGATGCCTGGTAATTTAGGTATTAACTTAACGGTGGAAGATGAAGATGGGGTTGAAATACCATTCTTCACTAAACGTTATCTAAGAATTCAAACGGCAAAAGCTCGTGATGAACGATATAATGCTTCGTGGAATATTGCCTCTAGTTGTTTAGGTTTTGAAAACTTTGCAACAGTGAGATATATTATTAGTACTATTACAGGCAATTTTAAGGTTATGGAAGAAGTGAAGGAGGCTAAAAGAATGTATAATAGTGAATTAGTATACTTGCTTGAGCGTACTTTATTTGTAGAAGCTGATCTTACCGATGAAGATTATTCAACCATCGCACAACGAAGCCCAAAAGGCAGATTAAGCGAAATAAAGTTACGAGAAGCACTAGAAAA